AATTGATCTGTTCTTGGCTAAGAACAGTCGAAGGATCAACCCCTGGCGCGATCAGCCAATAGAACCCGCTATCGACTTCCGTCAGCGTGTTTCCAAGTGCAGCGCATGGTTGAAGTTCGGGCATCAGGCAGCGGAATCGTAGACCAGCACATCGTCCCTGTACCATCGAACTCGCGATGGCGTGGCCCCGTCATGCTGGATTCCGAGGCCAACTGAACCATCGGCGGAACTGGTTGTCTTGGCGATCACCACCGAAGTCGCAGCATCACAGGATTCGGCAACCCCATCCGTCTGCTGAAGCTGATCATGGAAGTCCTGATTGACGAATAAATCCTGATCAATTGCCTCCCATCCAAACCTGCGCCATCCTGCCAACCGCATCATCCGACCAGAAATGTCAGTCTGAGCATTCAGAACCAGAGCCCATGTTTTTCGTCCGGCAGACCCCGATGGAGATCGGGTATCCAGCGGAAGCGAAAAAGTCGGAAGTTCTTTGGGTTTTTGGCATCCCATCACGAAAGTCTGGAAGTGCGATAAGCAACGATCACAATGCTGTACGGAGGCATGTTGTTGTGAGCTGCACTATCACCTGTGGAATTCGCCAAATCTATTTGCTGGTACAGGCTCAGGTCTCCATTTGCCCCACCATCACCCTCACCTCCATCAGCGTCAGGGACATACACTAGACCCACGCCATTCAGATCGGGAGCTGATCCGAGCGCCGAAGGCACCGTCAGTTCATGCTTGTGCGCTGGGAGTTCCGAAACCGAAAGCACATGATCCTTCGATCCACCTGGAGCCTCGATGCCGATCTTGCCAGAAACATTCCCTGCACTAAGCAAGCGGTAGTCGCCGTTTACCTTGAATCGTCCGGCTAGATTCGGGGCACCATTCCTCTGCTCTTCATCAGCTACAACCCAGAAAGGCTGAATGGACTCCCGTGCATTGTTGTACGCCGTTTGTTCATCCACTGTCAGCCACATCTTCTCCACCGTCGAACGAGCCACCGCCTGCGAAGTGCCTTGTGAAAACACCAAATCCAGAGTCGCACCAGGAGGAAGAATCAGCGCGCCAAATTCACGGGCGACCGAAATGTTCGGCAAACCATCCTCGTCGAACAGCCAATTGGCTAGACTCTTCAGCTCACGAACGGACTGCAATATGGCCTTGAAGGCATCGCACGACTCCATTGAGTCGGTGATCACCGGGACGCTGTCATTTGTTACTGGTGAGCCCATTTTATTCTCGGGTTTGGCCGATCACGAACTCCCGCCACCACCGCCTTGAATGCTCGTTATACCGCCTAAAGTTAGCCGCCTGCTCAGGGAATGCCCCCTCAAACCTTGGATCGATCTCGATCTCCGGAGGTGCCGCCGAGTCCTCCCGGTGGACCATCTCTGGTCGACCCTTAAGTCGCTCCAGCTGTAGTTGTTTCTGTGTTGCCATTGCTAGATCCGCACAACGAAGGGAACAGAATGTCCACCGCGTACGGATCGTACGACGTTGGATTATCGATCCTGAACTGCTCGAACTTCAAAATCGCAAGCTCTTCTCTGAACATCGTCAAATGATCGGAGAACTCGGGACACCCCTCCTTATCCCAAGCCACAAGATACCGACGCAACAACTCGGAAATTCGACCATTGTCTGCCCACCAAATATCCGAAGCATCCACCCAATCCCGCTTGATGCCCTTCCACCGAATCCCAATCGAAAATCCAGCTGGCACCCACGGATAGACCATCAAATCCGAATCATCCCGAGCCCAATATATCTTGGACGTTGGATATGCGGGCTTGATGTAAGGATCATAGCAATCGAAGGAATTTGCAAATGCCACCTGCATCTTCTGAAGGTGAAGATAACTACTCAAAACCGCATGGGTAGTCGCGCATCCATCACCTCCGACCACCAGCTGTTTGATCTCCCCATCTGGAGCATCAAACACCGACGCACCCGAGACCATGATGTCGTATGTTCCGTCAACGATGTCGACGTTCGCTTCCTGGAATCGCGGGATGTACCTCTGAATTTCAGTCAGTCCTTGCTTCAGTCCGTGTTCCTTCAGCGGAAGCAAACTCGGGCTGAAGCGTCGCGGAAACGCCAGCCCAAACACCAACGCCTTGAGCGATGAAAATGTCACGGCTCAGGGGTGTCATCGGCCACACTAGAGACACCAGAGACACCAGGGGGAGGTTCCACAATTGGCCGGCTCGATACCGCTTTCTTTGCCTGCCTCTTATGAACGCTTTCCGCATGATCGGCAACCTGGGGTGGTGAAACGCTGGGCGGTGTCGCGAATTTTCCTCGCGACGCTGCCGAACGTGAACCGTCGGCCACGATCGGTCGACTGGGAAAGGTTCGACGGCTCACTGTACTCAATGTTTTTTTTTCGACTGCCGCATGTTGATCGTATGCGACCTTGGTAAGGGACTCAACGGCGCCACGTGAATCCTTCTCAGCTTCATCGAGATACTTTATCAGCCCATCATCATCTGTGGAGATCACGCCGGAATTCCCAACACGAACCCAATCGATTTGTTTTCCGTCAAACCTCAGTACCGGATGATGAATGTTTCGCTTTTTGTAATACTTGGTTTCCATTGATGTTCCTTATCAAAAAGGGCGCGACATTGCAATCGCGCCCTTCGTCCGATTGGAGGCGTCGATCAGCAAGACAAGGTCGTGTCCCACGGAACGGAGCCAATTCCGAAACGAGTGATCTCAGAATCAATCTTCGGAACCTGCATTCCGATGTTCTGAATGAGCAAACTCGCCGCAGGACACTCCACAACGTTGGTGAATGTGTGTGAACTGTGCCGGTAGGACGTCTTGTGCGTCTTCATGCGGCATGCCATGGCCTGGGAGATCTTCGCCAGATCCTGGATGTTTCCTGTGGTATTGGTAACCGTGGATGAATTGATTGTTGCCTGATAGATCGAACTCCAGTCGATGAACCACATCATGTTACCCTGGCTACGGATGTCCACACTTGTGATTTTCGCGAAGGCGTTATACCAGTTGTCGAAAAACGGATGGGTCATGATCCGGAGAGTCTTGCCCGCAGGGAAGTCCAGGATCCAGTCACGCCAACTAAACCCGAATGCCTTCTGCTCTCCAGAAGTCACATTCACATTCATCCTCATGGTATCCAAGGTTTTTGCCTTGTAGTAGGCGATCATCGCCTGCTGGAACTTCATTGCGAAAACGCTGTTCATCCAAACTTCATGAACATCGGAGCTTACGCCGTTCTCGGAACGAATGACGTCCATGTAGTAAACCTGCTCCAAGACATGGGTCACCAGATCCAGCTGTCCACCCTGGAGGTCAATCACCCGATTGCACTCCGAGAGCTGATTGACGATCCCGATGGGGTTCGCTCGACGACCAACGCAAGCACCCTGATCGGGTAAACCGTAGCCGTCGAAATCCAAGGTGATAGTGGGAAGCTCATCCCATGTTGAATACGTCTGCTTGTCAGACAGCGCCCTGCCCCAGAAGAAGTTCTCAACCTGACGCATCTGGTAGTCCTCCACCATCTGACGGCTGTAAACCACGTCGTCAACGTGGTAGTATTCGGCGTATGCCTTGTTGTCCATCACCCTTTCAATGAACTTCTTCTGAATCTCAGAATCGCAGATTGTCATACGACTGGTGCCAACCCAGTAGTATGAATCCTGCCGAGTGTTGATCGCAGGGATCTGCTCGCAAAATTCCTCGTAATCCGAGATGTTAGCCAGCCCTCGGGTAAGGAGTGCCTCGTCATAACCAGCGGCACCGGCAACACCCGGAAGACCTGAGTCCGGAGCTGCAAGAACCCAAATAACCAAATCAGCACCAACGGTATCGATTGCCTTCACCGTCCCTGCGGCCTTTAGCTCGGTACCGTCGTCATTCTTGGTGAACATGAACACCTGCATTTCCAAATGAAACCACCTCTCGCTGGCAGGGATGTTGCTAGAAAGAGGGGTGACAACGTACTTGTGGGTTCCAGCAGGCTCAGCACCACCAGAAGCGCCGCTGTAAACCGCACTCCACCATTGATTGTTGATCGGCCCGCGTCGTGAACCCTTGATGTAGGGCTCGTACTCCAGAACCCCTGAGGTCTTCCGGCTGGATGACATTCGTCCAGAATTCCAGTTTCTTCGAGTTGCAGAGATCCAGTCGTACAACCCATTGATCTTCGGAAGGCAAGCCTTTGCTACGAAATCTGCTTCTGCCAAAGCAGAATCAACCCGAGGAATTCCATTGCTGAAATAGATCGTGTCCCACTCGTCAGGCATGACGGGCTTGACCGAGCACACTGAGATGCCGGCGCATCGGTCAAAATCCTCGACGTAATGCGGGCAGCACTTTGCAAATGCATTACCCGAGACAATACTGGAAAGCGTTGCACTCATTTCTGACTGACACTACTCGGCCGCAACGAACTGAGCAAAGCCGCGAGACCACCCTTGGGATTAAGCTTAACAGTTTCAGGCGCCTGACCAGCGGAACCTCGTTCTGACATTGATTTTGATACCTTATGTCTCGGATCATCAACCACTTGGGTAATGGTCTTCGGTATGGATTGTGGTGATGGATTCCTCACTTGGGCTTTTGCTTTGGCCGTGAGGGGCTTAATCTCCACACCGTATTTCTCCAATGTTGCCCGCTCATGATTCCATCTCTTGGTTGCAATTGTAGATGCGTCGATTTCCAACTGACTAGAAACCTCAGTCGGACCAACCGTCCAATACTTGGACTTCTGGGATTCGTTCAACGTCACAAATTTCTCCAGGGGCATGAACTCCTGAGTCCCTCCATTGTCAGTCGTACGTGAACGCTCATCCCTTGGCCTTGACATGATGAACGACTGAACCCGGCTCACGACATCGACCACATCTTGATGAATGGGGTTACGCATATCCAATGCCGTCAACTGGTTAACTACATCAAGATAGGCAGATCCGATTTGTGATACGTGCGCAGCCACATTGTTGATTACCTCCGCCTGCTTCGGAGCCATTTCCTCAATGGACTTGAATTCTTCGGGGGTTGCGTTGTCGATGTCGATCTCAGGGATCACCGCCGCAAACGCCGCACGGGCAATCTTCTGACTTTGATGCATCGCCACCGGCCGGACTTGCTCTCGAAGTTTTTCGGCCTTCAGCGGAGCAAGTCGCTTTTCAAGTTGATTATTGACCTCATTATCAACGGCGATCTTGATATCTTCGGCCTTTAAAGCCTTGTCCGCATCATCGAGATCAGCCTCGCTGATATTCGGCGCATGCTTCGCGTAAAACTGGGCATGGTCATCAGAATCGGGATCGAAGGTCTCGCCATCGTTTTGGCTCTCCCACACGGACCGATATTTCTTTTCCTCCCGATCGAAGGCATTCAGATCGGACTTTATGTTGCCATACCGGGATGGGTTTTTCTTTGCAAGATAGTCGTATTCCCTAGAACTCGACTTGTATTCATCAGGATAATCCGGCACCGGATCCGGATCAGACCGCTTCGCTTCCTTCACCGCTCCAATTGCCGCACGAGCCGCAGCATCCGCGATCTCCCTTGTGGTCAATCGATCGGAGTCGATATCAGCGACTTCAATCTTCGGCGGAGTCTTCGACTTCTTTCCAATCAACTTCTCCGCACGAACATCGTCGGGCGTTGGTGATTCCTGTGGTGTGGTTTCGACCTTTGACTTCTCCGGTGCCTTTTCGACTTCGGCCTTCTTCTCCTCGGCTCTGGCTTTTGCCCGACTCAATAATCCCAAAATCGCTGGAGCGGCTGAGGCCAATCCCGATCTAACATCATCGGTATCCGCCTTCTTATCCTCGGTCTTAACCTCAGGCTTTGCCTCGGCCTTGACCTCCTCAGTGGCCTCGATTTCGAATTGATACTTCTTGTCCGGCAATGCCGCTTTCTGATCTGAAACAGAAGATTCGGCGGTTGTGGTATTGGATTCGTTTTCGATTCCCATAAAGCAATCCAGCCACACAGGCCTGAAATGTTCAAGGCTCGGTGATGATTTTCACACTACCAGGAACGACATTCACCTTGGCGTAAGAAATCAAAGTCTCAATGCATTTTGTCAATGTATGAGCATGATCCAATGCAAAATCTGATCCTCCCTTCCGGCTGCAAAACAGCTCCCACGCTGCTCTGGCCAGCAAACCATCACGGCGAGCCGTAAGGTGATCGACAAAAAGATCCATCGTCGAAGACGAGATCATCTTGTCGAATTCTCGACGAAGCTCGCCATTCCATTCGGTCTCAACGATCTTTATCATGACTGCATTGGAATCTGCATCGGCATCTGCATCGGCATCTGCATCGGTTGCTCAACAACTTGACGCATCTCTCCAACGATGCCCATCAACTGAGCAAGAGCCTGCTCAATCTCGGCGTTCTTCGACTTCAACGTTTCCATGGGTTCGATCACTTCCTTGCGTAAACCATCCCCGATCTCCTTCATCTGCTGCTCCATGATCTGGCCAACCAACTGCTGAACCTGATCAGCCACCTGAGGAACTCCTGGGGCCTTGCCACCTTTTGGCAATCGAATCCTAGACTCCTGAGGAAGGCCAGCAAACTGAGCAATGGTGTTGAACATTTCGAAGATTCCCTCGGCGCCAAGAGCCTCTTGCACCGATGGATGACCTGAGATCGTTTGGGCGTATTGCATGATCGACGTCGCCAACTGGACGTCGTCGGTTCGGCGAGATCCTTCACGGTCAGACGCAAATGCCGCAGCGGACAGGACGTTCTTTTCAGCCATCACCCCAATGGTCCTGCCCTCACCTTCTTCCAAAAGTATTCCCATGCTATCCAGCTCAGATCTTTCGATGTCTGAAATATCGGCAATTTGGCCTAATACCAAATCGTCCCCGTAATTCATCTTCGCCTCGTAAAGCTGATGCTTCTGCGCACTGATTGCCGAATCGAAAAACAGATCGGTTAGGGCGATTCGATTCCCCGCGTAATCAGTCATAACCCTAATCTCCTGGGCACTCTGAACATGAGCGCCAGTTGCTCCAACCTCCTGAGCTGTAAACCCAACAACGCGCTCAATGATTCCAAGCATGGTGTTGATGGCGTTGATAACCGACACCGTATCAACGGGCGAGAAGGATACGGTCTTGAACTGATCTGAAATCTGAGCGGTCGTCGAATCGAGTTGCGCATCCTTGAAGGACACGGGAACAAAATTCGGCCCGGTGTAGAGCCCCGATGCGTGACCCATCAAAACATCTATGTCCGACTTCTTTACAGTGTCCTTGTTGTAGTAAATGAGCGACATCAGATTCCTGCGAACACTCATAAGGTATTGGGTTATGAGGTTTCCGATCGAGTCCTGGAATGGAACAAGATCGGTTACCATTGACGTAGGCCTCCACTGAGATTGATCCCCTTGGTACTGCATCACACGCGCCGGAGTGTAACAATAGGGCTCAACCAACAATGGAGTATCGCCATTTGCCATTGTGAAACAGAACCAGACGTCTCCGTCGTAATCGAACAAATCCCATTCCTTGGGGTTTATCTTCTGGAAAAGATGAGTGACTAACACCCCTTGATCGTGGTTGCTGTAGATCTTGGAGTTGGCCTCTGAGATTCTGTCAAGATCCGACCGAGAGCTGTTGTTCGCAAACGTGCTCGGGAAATTCATCACCGTCGGATAAAGCTGCGAGTATTGAGTCCAACTAGAACTCTCAATACCAAGCCCAACTCCATGTCCAAACTTTCCACCTCGCTGGTCGTCGTTTAGCCAGTAGCCCTTGTTTGACAGCACTGAACCCCACCGAAAGATGTCCCAATATCCTGCATACTCCATCCCGGTATTGGTGTTTAACGTCACCATTCGATGGCTCAAATCGAAGATCGTCCTAGAGGGATGAGGCATTGTCTGGCGAATTCCCTCTTTCACAACCACTGTTACCATTCCGCTTTCCTGCATCTGTTTCTGCCGCTCCCAGTAATATGGCTCCCTCGAAAACGTGAACTGATAACCGTACTTCAAAGCGCCCAAAGCCTCCTGAGGAAAGTCAGCCCGATACCCCATTTCGTGAACAGTTCGATCCACCCATGAGGTGATGATCGATGTCTTGATATGGTTCTTCCTGCTGTAGACCAATGGCGAATACTTCAGCCACGGCGATGAATCTCTCCCGGTGACAAGCGTTGCCCATCGGGCTGTCAGGTATTGTTGACAAATTGGAGCAATCACCTCAACTATTGGAGCGTCGTCGACCTTGAAAAGAGGGTTGCCCCTTAAGTCGGTCTTCGAGTTTCCATTCTCGTCAAGAACTGGATTCATCAACTCCGACATTCCCCAATCCTGCATGGTCTTGATCATCATCGCGGGATCGGGATTCTTTGACCGAATACCACGCAGCGCCGTCGCCGACATCGCACGATTTGAGACATCGCACGCCTGATCAATAACCCACCAGTGACGAGCATGCTTTAACTGGCGGTCAACGCCTTCGTGAATCCTGGCCGTCGTGAGGTCGACCAACTCCTTGATCTTTGGCTTCCGAGCAGCAAACCCCGCATTGGGGACAAACAACTGACGGAGCTTTTCCGGAGAGTAACCCGATGCATGCAAGGCCCTGAGATCAACCATAAGCTATTCAATTCCTGAAAGTTTCAAATTTCAATCTGGTTCCGGAAGATCCGCATCAAACACACAAGGTTGCAATCCAATTGTCGCAACAAGCTTAGCACCAACGTCATACATCATATACTTTGGCGGGAAATTCGCCATCGATGGATCAATATCCAATTGTCCGCTCCTGGCGATCTTCCTTCGGGTTTCCGCGAGCCTCACCGCCGCCATGAGGTTGATCGCCTTGGTTTTTTGCTTGGAATCACTCAGACGTCGCTCGCGCTCAATCACCAAGGCAATCCGTGTAGAGTTGTCGCTCATGTTGTTCAGCAGGCGTGACTTAGCATTAATCGCCTTCATCCGAATCTCGGGAGCGATATGCTGCTTGTCGATGATCTGATCGTACTGAGCAATCGAACGGTCAAACTCCTGATTATGATCCCGCATCATCCGGTCGACCTTTTGAGTCAACGACTCGAAAGTCCCTCGGTTTGGGCCAGTGATATTGATCTCAAGATTGTTATTCAATCCATCCATAATCGTTTGATCTAATGTCTTTTTCCTCGCGAATGAAGCATCCCTTCGATTTGTACTGAGAGACCAAAGGAATGAAACACCAACATCCATCGGGCAAACTCCACTTATTGAGCACACCTGGGGTCCCGCAGGTCTTGAAATCCTGATTGAACAACGGGCAGCGATTGCACTCCAAACGACGCCCAGACACCACCTTGGCGGAAGCCCTCTCGGAGAAGACCAGCTTCATCAGCTGAAATGCACCGCCTAAAATGTAGGACGTAGACTCTGGAATTGGCATCACCCGATACACCCCAACGACCGCCGCTGTAGTTGCACGAAGAAATTGCCACACGCCACAGGTGATAACATCATCACATCCATGACGCAAGCTTGGCAACCCCCTCTCCACCCAAAGGGAGCAGAGATCGTAAACGACCGGCATAGATACATACTGGTCACAGGCCCAAAGAAATCTACAAAGACCATCGCGATTTGCCACAAAGTAGCCAAGCACCTATACGACGTGGACTACAGCCACGTCGGGATATTCGTCAAGCGACATGAGAACGCCCGAATCGGAGTATGGAATGACCTCACGGAATTCGTAATCCAAAGCATCTGGCAAAAACAAGCCGGGGCTCTGATGTACCACCTGAAACCAAGGGTCACCGACACCAAGCGCCGGATCTTCACCACCTACAACCGGCATGGAGGCATCAGTCGATGTACACTTGTCACGGTTTTTCGTGAATCTGAAATTGAGCAAATGCTCAAAAACACACGATTCAGCATGATATACGTCAACGAAGCTGATCAGTTTCCGGAGACCATTTTCTCAGCCTCGGCCGACCAGCTGCGCATGGAGCAATTTGGAATCCCCTATGCTGAACATCAGATGGTCCTCGACTGCAATCCTCCAATGACTGGAGAAAAGCACTGGCTCTACAATGTCTTCATGGAGCCCAGCGAGAAGAATGAGGTGTTCTACCGAGACTTCTCGGTTATCCGATCGACGCTGGCTGACAATCCGTGGATCTCCAAGACGGACATCGGAGACTTGGTTAACCGATACCGGAAATTCCCACGGCTGTACGCACGGTACGTCGATGGAGTCTGGGTTCCGTCTTCTGAGGGTTCGATATTCGAGAACGTCTTCCGCGAAGAGGTTCACGTAATGGGCGAAACCATTCCAGGAAAGCCCAGGGAAACTTGGCCAATCCTCATCCCACCACGCGACACAAACGAACTTGTATGTGGTTGGGATCTCGGAGATATCAACCATTCGATGGTCATCATGTCCAAGAGATGGCATGAGGACGGATTCTTCTGCTACGACATTCTGGAGGACATAACTGAAATGTCTCGCATGCTTAGCATCCGTCAATTTGTTTCCAACCACGTAATGGCTCGACTTGATTTCTGGAAGAACGTGCTTAAACGACGGGGGGCTTCTTTGGTTTCGATCAAACACTGGTCTGATCCTTCGGCATTCCTCCACAAATCGACAGGCAGCCGAGATTCTAACACCCATGCCTTGGAAGTTAAGAACGCCTCGAAATCAACGATCCACCTCAGGCCTGTACGAAAAGGCCCCGGCTCGGTAGCAGCACGTGTGTCAATGATGGAATCCCTGCTACTTGATGGACGCATCAGCATCAGCATCATCGCCGAAAACGTGATCAATGCCATGATCGGGCTGAAACCAAAAGGGAGCGGAATCGCAAGGGCTCCGAAGCTAATTCATGCGTTTGATGCCATGACCTACGCGCTGTCTGGAGAAATCGGAAGAGACCTTGAAACCGAAGAACGCGAAACTGAAGAAGACTCTGGCCACGAGATTAGTCAAGGGAAGTGGTGATCAGCTCGGAGTTGATTTGACGCCCATACAGCAACCGGAAGATTCGCAAAAAAATAGCCTGATATCTCCATAGAAGCAGGCTCCTTCTTTAAACCTTATAGACTTCGCGATTCCCATTTGGCTTCTAAGCAATTCTCCGACGACCAATGCATCGGGTTTCAATCCTGGATTGCTTACATTCCAAGCACTTAACGCTTGGTCGACGCTGCGTTTAACAGCGCGCAGATAGATGTCCTCGATTGTTTCATCGATCTTTATCATCACAAAGCCTTTTGACGTTTTCCGCCCACAGCGGAAGGTGTTTTTTGAAGTTCGTCGACACGCGAATGCGATCGTCCCTTGGAAGTCTATCCAGGTACGAACACCCTCCGGACTTCCCGATCGACCTGGAAAGGAACCACTTCATCCGCCATACGGGTGTTTCTAGAAGACAGCACCCTTTCAGGAAAGACACGGCATCACCGAGCTTAACCGAATCCCAGGTGTCTTGCTCGGAAATCCAGAAGACAGTCCGAATGGACAACCCCGAGACCTTGGAAATGTCCTGACTTGAAATTGGGTTGATGCGTCGCTTTCCATTGACATCAACTATTCGCCGAGCGATCACACGACAAACCGGAGGCGTATAAGTTGCTAAATGTTTAAGATTGAACACCTTTAATCCTTTGATTGACAGGATCCCAATCGGTCGACTTAAACAGGTATCCCGTACAGTAAGCCGCATGGGGATTTGACTTAATCCAATCGTGGCATGGGCGGCACAGGGCTATTAAGTTTTCCAACACCAACACCAGTTTTGGGGCTACTGATCTTGGTATCAGGTGATGGGCGTCGTGCGACCGGCTGAGTTGACATCTCTGACATTGTGGGAACTCGGTGAGAAGACGGAGCGATAGGGCCGCGAACTTCAACCTGATTCGCTTTTGCTTGTTGGAGATTCGATGTAACCGATTTCTGGCGATCATTGATGACCTTGCTGATGATCTTTTCAGTAATATGATCCCTCACTGCCTGGATGTGTTTGCATCGCTGTGGGATTATCTGATCCCCGCTTGGTTTGTTCTTTTGATTCGGCCTCTGGCGAAACTCGTAATCCTGGCAAGAGCATCGTCCATGAGGCCGATTGGCAGCGAGATCAACCTCGTAGGTTGATTCACTATGATGTGAAACCACAACAAAGGTCAGCACCTCTTTGTGGGTGATGATCACGGTTCGGGCTCGCCTGGATCTTCGCTGAGATCCTGTTCATCTCCAAGTGCAGGATCGGGTGATGATCACGGTTCGGGCTCGCCTGGATCTTCGCTGAGATCCTGTTCATCTCCAAGTGCAGGATCGCTTGGGGTAACCGTATAGGAGACCTTGTAGTTCCGGCCGGGGATGGTGATTGCCACCCCGTGATTACCGCTGCCAATGGTCGATATCTTCAGCCGGATCGAAACGTCGGCCTGACCCAACTGCCGAGGATCTCCCTGTCCATTCCGCACGATCTGATCATGGTTTTCGCTCAGGATGTCCGCAATGAGTTTGGCAATCCTGGAATTGCCTGATTTTATTTCTTCGATGTTCATCAAAATTATGGTTCTGGAAAGTCTTCACCGCGTTCTTTGCGGCCGCGCTCGCACCACGACCAGAAGTCGCAGTAATGACGGCATCGCAGGCTTTCAGCCTGCCGCTCTTGCACATAAAATTCCTTCTTCAGCTCCGTCGTCCTGAGGAACGCCCCTCTCTCCGCCTGCTCTTTTGTGTCGTACAGCGCCACTGCCCTTTTACCGTTCTTGGCCATCAGAGCAAATTCATGAGGCTTGGCCCACCTTTCTTCGTTTGTGCATTCCGGCAAATTCTTCTCATGCTCTGTTAAGCGATAGGCCACAAATGCCCTAGCTTGTTCAATCGGCCACATCGGGACATCCATGGCGATCATGGATGCCTTTGGGTATTTGCCATTTCTGAAACGCTCAACTGGCGTGAAATCCCTGATATACGGCACGGCCTTTAGGCCGATGACATTGATGTTGTTATCAAAGCACAGCAGTCGATAGATGTTCAGCTGCTGGATCCATTCAAGCTTCGG